GCCCCGTTGAAATACTGATTAGTCGCAAAGCTCGTAGCCCTAGCAGACAACTCTTGGCGGTCTTTTCGCCCAAGCGTTTCGTCCTCAACCACACCAGAAAGCGTAGCTGTCTTGTTGACGTAGTACGAGCCCAGAACCTCTGCGAACTCAGGGTTGAACCCAAGGTCTTCAAACGCTTGTTTAATCACAACCGCAGGACCACCGAGGTACGGAAGCATCTGGTTAATAGCAAAAGGTCGGTAAGTCGACAGCGGGATTGAGTAAGGTATCTGGAAGCTCATTTGGTTCTCACAGGTGGATGACAGGTGTATAGGAGGTAAAGGGTGTGAGACGGTTTAAGTGATATCGATATCTAAAACTGAACCGTTAAGGCCGTTTACATACGCTCGACAAGTTACGCCTGAAGCTGGTAACACGAACTGGTGACCTTTTACACTGGTAGCTCGTCGAACTACCATGCCGGTGCTCTTCCAACTCGTACCGCCGTCGACAGAGTACTCTAGATGTACGCTCCATCGATCTAACTCGCCGCCAGAAGCAGTCGTAGTTTCGTTTACAGTTAGCACTGCTACGTTGGCTGTGATTGCAACTGAGCCGGTAGCTCCATTAGCTGAAACTGATGAGCCTAAACTTGGGTATGCCATTTTTTTTCCTTTTTAAATATTAGTTTGTTTGTGTGTGTTATAGACCGAGAAGGGAGAAATCTGACTTTTCGTACACTTGTTCTACGTGTGCGTACTTTGGCCTCGACACTCTGTGAACCGTTCCGTCACCAGCAGTTGTATCTTTGTCCATGTTCTCCACCCAAAGGTACTCATGACCTTCTTTAGAGATTGTTATCGTGTAAGTTTTATCAACCCCTTGGTATTGGCCTATCTTGAAATTGCTTACGTTAGGACTAGCACTGAAGCTGTAAGAAACTGTCTCACGTTCCAAACTGGAGAGGTTAAAATCTGCCCCGAGGAAAAGAAGCTCACCTTCTTGTGCCCCTCGAAAAGTTGAATCATTTACAGTGGCCGTTAAGTTGTACAAAGTGTTAATGTAGCCTTGAGTGACTGTGCCCGGAGAGAAAGTACGTTCGATAGTAAACTGCAAAGAACGGGTTGCGATATCTAGCGGCTCAGTTTCCACTACGGCACCCGCGACCTTTTTGGCGTTCAACGCACCGCCCATCAGTTTTGCGTCGTCGCTCTCCTGCCCTCCCCCTTGCTTGTAGGTCGCCACATGGTTTATCGCCCATGTGATGGGTGTCGTAGATCCAGCGGTACTACCGCGAATTATTTCTTCGTAGCCGGGAGTATCTTGATCCCGTGGTCGGAAAGTCTCCCAAGTGACAGTCGCTAACCAACCATAGGCATTTTGACGAGACATCTCTATGTTTCGTCGAATAAGTGTGCCTCTCAAAAGAGGTGTTGCCAAAGCTAACACACCAGCTACAGTGTTCTCATCGATTTCAAAAGCCTTAGAAACGGAATACACTCTATATTCTCGGACAATTGTAGAACCGTCTGAGTTTAAAGTAGCTGAATCTGTGTCGTACCAGCGAGGGCAAACAGCTACTCCACCTGAAATAAATAAAGACATTATCCTATTCCTAACATGTTTTGCATACGCTCTAGAAAAGTGTTTGTTTTCTTCGTGTTTGCTTCTATCTCTTCCGTTACTTTCTCAATCGTTCGGGCTTGTCCGCCACGAGAGGAAGCTGCTAAAGCCGAAGCATTGAAACCCCTAGCACCAGCTACGCTGTCTGTGACTTTGAAAGAATCCATGATAGCGGTGTCAAGTTTGCGAGTTTGCTTTGCCCGTTTAGCTCTTCTATCGCGATCTTTTTTCTTCTCCGAAGGTTTTCCGCTTATTTGTTCATCGAGATCTTTAGTTAATTTAGCTTGGCCTAAATCAATAAGACCCGTTATAGGTGCCATCAAGGATTCCATCAGACTTTTTTGGACTTTTGGTTTTGAAAACTTATCCATAACCTTGCTTCCAAACTCTGATAAGTCTCCGCCCGCTAAAGCGTTTGCTTGGTTCATGAAAGGACTAGCGATCCCTGAACCTAATGTATCTGCCACCTTGCCGATATCTTTATACATCTGACCAAAGCTAACTTTAGCTTTGGTGTCTGCCAAACCTTTATCAGCGTCGGCGATCCGATCTTCACCTTCTTTTCGTCTTGCCGCTTCTCGATCCGCATCAGCCTTCCGCTTTGCGTCCCACTTCGACTTAGCGTCGAAAACTATATTTTCGTCTATGCCAGTGTTAGTACGCTTTAAAAGATTATCAGCTTCCGCCCTGAAGAACTTAGTTTTGTACGTGCCAATTAGACTTTGAGATTTCTTTTCCAGATTTTCTTTGCGTGTCATCTCAGACCAACCAAAAAACTTGTTTGCGAAGTCTTCTAAATCCTTAGTGTTATTCTTCGCCCACGCTTTAAGCTCGCCTAGAGTGCCGGTTTTTATACCCATATCACTAATATTTTGCAAAACTTCGTCGGTCAAACCTTCGTCTAATGACATTCCTTTTGAAGCTTTGTCCTTCATTTCACGGAATAGCTCAGAACGCTTCTCCGACTTAGCCAACTCCCCTTGGGGGTTTCGGGTATCAGATTGCCTAACCGCTTCAAACGCCGATTCTTTGTCGAAGGTTTGGAACCCATACTTCGCAGTGAGTGCCCCTTTATTTGCTAAATTAGCTAGATTGGCACCAGTCTTCTGGAGTTGGGCGTTAATAACGGCCAGATGGCCTATAAATGAGCTGAAGAAATCGTCTGCGTCTCCGAGTGCATTTCCAAAACTCTCGGACATATCGAAGCCTAATGCTTCCCCAATGAAGTTTCTGATTCGCTTGAAGCTGTCTATCATAAAAGTTACGAAAGGAGACACAGCGTCTTTGATTATGTTAAACACACCGACTACGTCGTCCTTGATCGCGTTGAAAGTCGATACAGCTTGTTCATACAAGTTGTTGAAAGCTACTGATGCTCTTACGAAAAAGTTCTCTACTGTTTTCCACAGTATATTAAACGTGCCGATATAGTCGCCAGCGTTGAATGCCTTGGCCATCGCAGCACCAGCCGAGGAGGCTTGGGCTCCGAAGCCAGAGAAAGCCTTAGATACTTCCGCACCTATCGCCACAACACCGCTCCACAGGCCGGATAGCGTTCTAAAAGCTAGCTCCCAGAGGAGGAATGATTTCGCTACTGATAAAACACCAGAGATTACTCTGCCGAAGCTAAAACCTTTGAACAAAAGCATAAACCCATTTTTAGCTCTTTTTAAAGAAGGCCCGAGTTTGGCAAGTTGTTTACCTATGTAAGAAAAACCATTACCAATAGATTTCCTAAAACTTGTAAAACCAGATGCTATTGACTTGAAGATAGAGCTAAAGCCCTTCCCAGCAGACCCCTTCAAGATAGAAAACACTCTACTGAACGATTTTATAAGCTCGTCGAGTAACGCCGTGGCTTTCGTCCGTTTGTTTTTAGCAAGCTTTTTTTGAAGGTCTTTAAATACATCTACTACCTCTTCCTTGACCCTTTTTATCTCAGTTAAAAAGGGTTTCATCGCCGTGTGTAAGTCGTTAAACCCTTTTTGAACGCGAAGTGTGGCTTGGAAAGCCGAAGCCCCTATGTTACCGAACACAGTCTTCAACCCATTTCCTACAGCGGTAGCCCCCATCTTCAGAAGACCAAAACCTTCTATTAAGGCTTGAATCTGAACTAGTATGGGCAAGAACCCACTCACAGCCCAAGCGGAACCCAGCCTACTTGCCATGCCTAACATGTATGACAATATCTTAGGAAAGTTTTTTAAGATAGGCGCAAGTCCTACACCAGCAAGAGATACGAATCCCCTAAGTATTAGGCCAATACCGCGATAGACTGGTGTTAAGACTAGATGTAAACCTTTGAAACTTAGTGTAAGAGCTTTTACAAACTTACTCCCTAACTTGAGAGACCCTAGCATTCTACCGCCTACAACGGAGAAGCGAGCTATCTTTGTGTAGACTATCGAGAAAACTACAGAAAGCTTTGCTAATGTCGTTGCTAGGAAAATAACAGGAGCTATAAGCATACTTACCAAAGAAGCTATAGAACCTAGCACTGCTGATAAGAATAAAGCAGAACCACCAACTGCTAACATCGCCGCTCCGACACCGAGGATCACAGCACCGACTTTAGCGTAATCAACTATGAATTTTTGATTCGCCTTCATCCACTTTGCCATGATGTCTAGGTTGTCTGAAATAAAACCTATTACTTTGGTCAAAGGTTTCTTTAGTGCCGCTCCAATTTCCATCCCAACACCTGAAATTGCTGAAACGAATTTTAGGAATTGGTTGCCAAGACCTTCGCCCATGGTGTCGGCTACCTTCTTCGCGAATCCGTTTGCGTTCTTAAGCTCGTCTATAAAAGAGCCTAGATCAGTCTTAGCGACCTTGGCAACTTTCCCAAGATCCTGAAGGAAGGCAGTAGCTGCTATTTGACCACGAACTTCGAAGATCTCGTTTAGGAGGCCAGTCGTCTTAATGACCGACATGTTGGTCTTACCAAACCAAGTTGAAAGTTCGCTGAGGATATCTAGCACATCGCCGCCACCTGCAAATATCTTGTCGACATCAATCCCTGTCTTTTTAAGGATCAATGCCTTCTTCTCGACCTTTGCGATGTTGACGAATACACGGCGGATTTGAGTACCCGATAAAGTACCTGTCAAGCCGACTTTTGCCAAAGCAGCATTGAACGCCAACAATGACTCAGTCGATTGCCCTAGATTCTTACCCAGTGGTGCAAAGTTTTTCAATGACTCAAACAAGTCACCAAGTGCTTGAGGTGATCGGTTGACCGTCAGTACTAACTGGTCGACGAACTTTGTAATCGACGGGAGAGTCTTTGGAACTTTGAACGAGTTTAAAAGTTTGGCTACCATGTCGGCTGCGACGGGTAACTCTGTCTCAGTCGCCTGAGCTAGTGTTAAAACACCTTCGATGGATGCATCGATCAGGTCAGTGTTAAAGCCACCTTTGGCTAATTCTTTACCAGCAGTAGCAACTTGCACAGCGGTGAACTTAGTAGTACGTCCCAGCTCTTTAAACTTTGTAGAAAGGTTTTCAATCGACTTCGAACCTTTATCTGCTATACCTTTAATAGCTTGGACTTGGTTGTCGTACTCGCCAAATTCCCTCGCACCCAGTGCAGCAGGGACCAAAGAGATAGCTCCAGCGGTAGCTATCTTCGTCCCCAAAGTTGCCATGTTTGAACCAAATTTTCGCATTCGGTTTTCAAGTGAACGTAGACCTTTTTCTAAGGTTACTGTTCGCAACCCCATCTCTACATACGCACTTGCTGCACGAATTCCGCTGGCTGAAATTCCCAAAATAATCTCCAGTATTGACTGAAACAAAGTGACTGGTATACCTAGCCACTATTAATCTTTAAAGGTGTTAGTGAGTTCTTTGATCGATACGTTTAAAGAAGCACCGTTGCCTTCTAACGCTACCTTTGCAGCCTCGTTATCGTCGAGGTACTGCATAACTCGGTAGTAATGAGAAACGTCCTCCATCTTGAACGGCTTCTTAGCTGTCATGTTCATAACAGTAAGCTGCAAAGTACCAAACCGTTCATCCATAGCACGGACGTGACCCTCGTACCTTAAGAATAATTGAGAATAGGTAAGAGGGTATGGGTCTACGCCTATTTCTCCGGCGATACGCTCAATTCCTTCCCAAGCTGAGCTAAGGCGTTGTCCTTCATAGAGTTCAGCATCTTCTCCACTTTCGGATCTTCCAGAACTGCTGACATCAGCTCCATCTGACGCTCCGAGACTTTCTTGCTGTGACTGCGAATACCTGACCAACGCTCTAAAGAATCTACTGCTTGGAAAAAATTTGCGACATCGACCTCTAGCGACGTAAAGGCTTCGTTAATGTCAAGTTTAGATTCGTACTCATCTTTATCACCGACTTGGTCTTTTACGATCTCATAAAGAAAATCTAATTTTTTCAAAGGTGATGAAAAGATTTCGTTCAGAGAAACGGCACCTTCAGGGTCTAGCAGGTCGACTACCTTTTCTTCGGCTAGCCTACGGGCTGTGCCAAGAGTGATTGAAGTTGAAATTGTTTTTTTGTCAAGCTTAAATGACATGATTTGTTCCTTTGGTGGGAAAAAGAAATGCATAAAAAACAGAGAGGGCTTAGGAAAGCCCTCTCTCGTATTGTCCGTAGTTCTACGGCATTGTGATTGCAACTGGAGCGTATACCGAGTCTCCAGCAGACTTCAATGTAATGTTATTTTTGATAACATCTTCTAGCGGTTGATCTTCGCTGAAGTTGAACACCGACATGACCGCGACGAAGCCGTCAGCCCCGGTTGTGTCTTTGTCATCGTCCAATACCATAACCGTAACCAAGCTATCATTCATAAACGCATCGCGAAGATTCGTGTAATAGGCGGGCAACACACCTGCGGTCTTACGTTTGATTAAGCCAGTCTCGATTGAGAACTGCTTAAGTCCTGCTACGGTAGCCGTGAAACCATTACCACATCGATCAGATGCGTCAATTTCGGTCGCCGCCAAGTCAAGAGTAACGTCGATTACACACGTCTCTACGAAGGTTACATCACCCTGCAGAGTTGCTACAGCGGTAGACGTGTCAATCTCAGACGGGGATACATAAAGTTTTGCTATTCTGCCAGCTGGCATAATTTTATCCTTTTAAAAAGTTTGAAAAATTTATTTTAAATCTCTGAATGCTGCTCGCAATCTTGGTTGTGACCTAGCTTTTTCTAAAGCTGATTGCATGAACGGTCTTGGTGTGTACCGAGGTCGATAATCACCACCCCTCATGCTTTGTCGACCACCAAAAATCAAGATGGACAAACGGGTTGCCGCTCTCGTAGGTGCGTTAACCGTCAGAGGCTTAGTCTTCGACTTCCTTCTACTTAGATAAGTAGGGCCGATGACTACATTTGTGTTGTTTTTTTCAACCGAAAAGAATATGAAATTCTTTAAGGCTGAACCGTGAGCTTTGGGATATTTTGAACCCGGTTTAGAAGGGCTACCGTCTTTTGATCGACGTATAGAATTCTTTGCCACTGTTCGTACATAAGCACCTATCCGAGTCAAGGCTTTGCGATAACGCTGACCCAGCGACCTTTTGAATTCCTTATAGAGTGGCCTATAAGCAACCTTCATCTTAAGGTTCAACATTTATTTAGCCGTATAGTTTAGTAACATTACTGTTTCAAGATACTGCTTTTTTATCGCTTCAGGATTTGTGGAAGCTTCCACTAATGTTTGAGGATAGTAGTTATCTAAATTTTGTGAGTATAGTATGCTTTGCAGCTCTTCAGAAAATTGCAAATGCAAATCTATATCAGACCTAGCAATTTGGTCGTTGATACCAAGGGCGGATTCCGTTCCCGGTGCTCTAAACCGCTGATATACTCCGACACCAATTGGATAAATATGGCTCATCTGGCAACGGTCGTGAGAGTTTTGGAAAGGCTCTCTGAAACCAAACCCCACAAAAATTGTAAGCTCGCCGTTGACCAAATCTTTCCTCTCAACTACTGAATCGTATGAAAGTATAGGTGCCCTAGTAGCAGCCCAGTCCCCATAAGCAGATCTAACCTCAGCCGACCATAATCCTGCGTCAGCAGATATACTTACAAGTTTAGAAATGACTTCATCGACCACGGTCAATATTTGGCTTGCCATGAGTTACCCTCAGCAGTTGGATTCTAAATCAGGGTCTTCTTCTTCTTGGACCTTGACTTTTGCTTTTGCCTTAACAGACATCCCAGAAGCTTTGATCGTTATAGATTTTTGATCGTCAACGATATTCCACTTGCAGCCTTCAGCAACTTCGAATCCGTTATCGACTAAGAGCTTAAGAAACTCATCTCTATCTACTTTTGCTTCAGAGACAACCAGAACCCCAGCTTCTCTTTTAAATTCTTCTTTTTTGGTTTGGATCATATTTCCTCCACCATTACTTGAATTTGTTGTTTGTGTTTATCGAAGTGTGACCAAGCTTTACCGTCAGGACCATTTGTAACTAACCAGCTAGTCTGTACTCCGTTTATAGTGGCTTCAATTATGTAGCCTAAACGAAATTCAGAAATAACATCGCTCGCTCGAAAAACGAACGATGTCTGGTCGACTTCGACACCCACTGTCCCGTCGAAATGACGGTCGTCGTAAACTTTTTGGCTGAAGGGTAGGTAAGTGGCACGAATGCCCGTAACAAGGTCCAATTCGTCCGAATCTTTGATAGATACGGATACTGAATTCCAATCTTGCATAGCACCTTTTATGTAAGATGCTGCGTATGATGTCCAATCTTCAGCCATAGTTTACCCCTACGCTAAGAGAGCTTCGGCGTTCGGCATTACGACTACACGAATCCACTCGTCATCAGTCTCAGCTGCACCATTTGCAGCAGTGATACCAGCGGAACCAGAAGCACCGTTGATAGGAGCTGCACGTCCTACAGCCACTAGAGGTACGAGTACTTCAGATGCAGTACCGTAAGGCACTACGACTCCGTCTTTGACAGAGACCAACTCACCGACTGCGTATGCAGTACCAGCGGTAATAGGTGCTCGGTAAATCGGAAGATCGCCCGGAAGTTCAAAATGCCCTACGTCTCCGTTAACAACCTTGTCGCTTACAGGAGTAAGAGAGTCTACGTTCGGTTGGGATGAAACCCTACCAACTAAGTTTCCTTGGCGGAAAAGATTCCCTGATGGGATATCAGATCCAGTGTCGTTTTTAAAATCAAATCCACCGCATGAGTCGGGGGTAAGATCGATAGCAATTGCAGCCATATCATTTCCTTTTTGTTTTTTGTATTTGAAATATGCCCTAACAAATTAAAGCATATGAGTACTCTTTTGAGTTACGCTTGGCAACGGAAAGCAGCTTCCGGTTGCATGAAGTTCCCACCAAAGTCAAAGTAACCGCGAATCTTGATACCAAGACGGTCGTCATCTAGAACTCGTGAAGGCTCAACCGTTGGAGTTTGAACGCCGTTCAAGAAGGCAAACTCAATCATAGGCAAACTTCGCTTGTCTGCGGCCATGTACCAAGTAGTTGCAGAAGCACCAGAACCTGACCAAGCAGAGTCACTCAAGTAACGAGATTCCTTGACTTGGTATTTGCCGTGATGGTAGTTAGACGTAGGCTTCAACGAATCGGTTGTAGCATTACGGTCACCGTCACGATGGTACATGAACGGCTCAAGAAGCGTTCGAGATACTTCGCGTGCAATCTCGGTCGGAACGATCAAGCTCGTCATCGGGGTCTTGATGATCTGGCCTAGCGAGGTTCCTTTGATGCTGTTCTTCGCGTTGTTACCCTTAACAGGGTGCTTGCGAGTTCGAATAGCGTCATCAACAGCGTCGAGAGCGTCGAGCGAGAATGGCGATGATGTCAAGTCATTGATGGTTGCACCAGCGGTGTTGAAGAAGTTCGTACCATCGTAGTACGTGCCGCTCGTCAACAGTTGGTGGAAGTAAACTTCAGGAGCCAACGAGCCCCAACGAGCCATTTCAGCTCCGATGCTGGTCAAGAAACCAAGATCGTCATTGACAATGTGCTTGCGATCAATGTAGTTGATCTGCCCATACGTTTCAGCTTTGTTGCTGAACTGACGGCTTCCACTCATCTCGCCTTGGGTCAATCGTCCATCAGCAGCTAGTTTCTGCCATTGGTTCAATCCACCGAATTGTACAACGTCAACTTCACGGAAGTCACGTACTGATCGAGTCGTGACACAATCCTGCCAAATGGTATCTTCAACATCGAAGTCTCGCAATTGGATACGCTCGATAACCTTGACAAACAGGTGAGGGATATCGATCTTCATGAAAGCATTATCAGCTTTGATGTCCGATGAAAGTGCTGCACGAATTGCAGAGTTAGACAAGGTGCCATACTCTCGTACACCTGCACCAGCAGCTCGGTGACGGAACAGGTCAGTCATGCCCAGTCCTGCGTAATGATGTGCGGCATCGATAGCCTCTTCCGATAGACGCAAGTGGCGGTCAGTACCGACGACTTTCGACTTCTGTGAAGACAGGTGACGTTTTGGATTGATTAGGTCATCTGGATCTAAGCCAGCCGAAATGCACAAAGCAGCTTCAACAGCATCGGCACCAGCTTCGCTCTTGCCAGCCTTAACGTGAATGTTGAACCCACCAAGCTCTTGCTCAGTAGAAGCTTTCAAGTCAGCATAGCCTTTTCGGGCTGCTTCAACTTCAAGTTTGGCTTCAACTAGGTCGAGAGACCAACCGTTTTTAACAGCTTCAGCGAACAACTCGTTGTTGCCATTGCAAAGCATTTTCAACTCGATTTCTCGTTCTTTCTTCTCAAGCAACTCCAAAGCTTTCGCAGTTGGATCTTGTGCTTGAACTGCCTCTTTTTGTGGTACAGGTGTACCAGCTGCTTCGATTTCAGAATTGAATTGTGCTTTGATAACAACCTGTGCTGCCTCTGACAACTCATCAAACCCTTCAATCGATTTTGCAGCTAACCATGCTTCAAAATTCATATCTTTTTCCTTATAGGATGTATATTCGGCTACGATAGCCTGTGTGTTTTCGTCCGCACCGAGCGCAACGATAGAAATTTCTTTTAATACCGAACGCTCGGCAATTAAATGAGGGCCGATAACTTCTCGACCATTTACTAGGCGAGATTCGCCTTTTGATAGTTCGACATACTTGGTTACCTTGGCACCAATGGAAGCTTCAAGAGGGAAGCCGTTTTCAGAGGCTTCAATGATCTCTTTGGCATCTTGGCCTGTAGCTGAAATAACTCCTTCAGCTCTTAGAGATTTACCTTCCGGCTTAGATAGTTTTTCAGTGTGACCAACCATCTTAGATCCTGTGTGATCACGTAAAATTGGGATCTTTGGTTTACGATCAATTGTTAAACCGTTTAAGTTAACCGTGATCGGTAGTTTTGAAAAACCTTGCTGGATAGGAGCACCCGTGTAAGCGAGTATGTCAAAAGTTTTAAGACTTGAATTTTCTTCTGAGCTTTTCAGCTCAATACGAGCCTCAGAGAACTTCAAGCCACTGGGGATTTTTTCCCCACCGTTTTTCTGGCGACCCGAGATAGTATCACCTGCCTTTCTTAGAGTATAAGTGCTAGACTTTATTTCCGTAAAACCAATACGTACCAACTCCAAATTCTTACGCACATGTATGCTAGAGAAGCTTTGGAATTTGAAACGCCACTGGCTTTTAAATTGTTGTAAAACTCGTTGTCTGCTTTCTTCCTAGTCTTCATATTCTTCTCGCCAATGTGCAGTACATAGTCATGTACTAATGCAGCGTACAGCCCGTCAGAAAAAGGACTTAAAAAAATATGGAAAAGAGAGTGTGGCGACGTTACGCCGTCAGACTCAAACCCTTTAGGTACGGTGACCCCAAATAACTCAGAGTCCTCCTCTACCACTATCTTGTTAGAACTGATCCTACGCACTAAAACGCTGAGTTCGTCACTTTTCATCTTTTTGTTCAGCTCCTTCTTTTTTAGGTTCATCATCAGTAGGCTCAGATTGCATAGTAAGCCCCATGTGCTTATTGAATAAAGCTTCCTTTACTTCTTTAACCGACTTGCCGTATTGGTCTGCTAGACGCTCAAAATGCTCATCGATGTCTTCACCCGTTTTACTAAGTACTTGATCCATAGCTACAAGGGAACTTTCGAAACTGTCGACTTTAGCTTTAGTCTGCTTAAGCGGATCAATCTCGTTCCCTTCTGTAGCAAAATACCAATTTCTGTCTGGTAGTGCTTGGTCAGAAAGAAGGTATGCTTGCTCTGCTGGGGTAAAGAGACTTGACGCTAGTCCGTAAGCTATAAACAATCTGAAAGCTTTGTCTAAGCAGTTATCTCTGATTTGGTCGCGATCAATCTCACAAGTTAGTAGGTCATGTATGCCATCAATCATAGCAGAAGAAAAATTATAATCAGCTGATGAGCCCGATACTCGGTTCAAGGGCATATCAAAGTTCCGACCTATGTCACCAAAACAACTATCTCGAAAAGACGAATACTCCGAATTCGGGTGCTCTGATTTCATCTGGAAAGGCTTAACACCGTGTGGAAACACAGTCATCATGTTCGGAGTGACTGGTATTTGATCCCAGTCCTCTGGTCGCTCTATGTCGCCGTCTGACGTATCCAACTCCGAGTATAAACCCATCGACATCGAGGCTGCCGTTTCCATCGAGGTGGCTACAGCTTTCTGAACTCTCCGAAGGATCGCGGAAATAGGTAGGGCGGATAGCAACTCGCTAACTCCGCGATGTTGTTCACCACGGTCCTTTCTATACCAGTGAAATACCTGTTCTGATTGATAAACATTGAACTGGTTGTCTTCTGGTATTAAGTTTTGAAGGTTGTTTCGCGTGTGGTCCCCGTAAGGGTGTTGTCGCATTACTTTATACGAAATAGGATCGCCAGTTACCACGTTATATTTAATGCCGTCAACGTAGCCATCTTCTGTCTTATAACTACTTGAGTATGAGTTTGAAACTCGCTCAAAATCAAAAACACGAGCGGTAATACCTAGCTCGTTTTGATCTGTGGGTAAAAAGACTAGGAACGACTCACCGTCTACGATCTTAGCTTTGACCATCTGACGAAGTTTGGAATGAAGGTCAATCTGATCAAACCAGTGGTTAAGCTTTTTGCTAATCGATTTGCATACCCTCGAAATTCGTTGTCTGTCTCGTCGACCGAATCTTGATTCTTCAGGAGTTATTGAAAGCTTTGGACCTTTACCAACGAGAGTATTAGCTCTAGTTTGGCAAGCACCTTTCAGCACGGAAGAGTTTGCATACTCATAACGGACTTTCTTAGCGATAAGCTCACGTACATGCTGACTAGCATGAAAGTCTGCACTCCCGTTGTTCGCGTAATAGAAATGCTCGTCCGTGGAAGCATCTTCACGTTCGAGGTCGTAAAACCCCGAAGCTTTAATATTCTCTGATTTCATCTCCCGCTTCTTAGGGAAGAAGTAGTCGATTGCTTGACGAATCATAGATTATGTTTCCCATTAGAATTTGGAGCTTTCACTTGACCAAACCCAAGCCGACCAAATAGTGATGATGGATTCGAACCTTTTTCAAGCGACCGGAAATACTTAACCGCTTCGACAACTTGCTTGAGGTCGTGATTTTCGATCTCGATAGTTCCGTCACGCTTGTTAATGACCTTTTTCGGACCCATAGCTTTTAGAACGGTAGACAGGTCAATACCATATTGCTCAAGATCTGACAGATTAACGGTTGCCATTTGCTATTCTTTCTTGTAGACGATTGCGGTGCCATCTTCTCGATGTTCAACTTGCAAATCGTGATTCTGTTTTTGGAATTCTCTAATCTTTTGGAAAGCTGTTTTTTCGGAGTCATTTACCAAGGTCACTTTCAAATGTGATGACTTAGAAAGTTTCATTCGAGGGCCATGCAAGCCCGAGTCGCTGACCTGCTCCAACTGCACCGAATACCCTTCAGGAACTCCACCTTCTAAAAGGGTTGAGAACTCTTCGAGGTCTACCAAAAGGTAGCTATTAACTACTTCAGTTATTTCTTTTGGCATTTTTAAACCCTTGGAATTTCTTCTTTGTAATAATACGTTTCTTATCAGCAAGGGCCGCCATGTCTACTGACTCTAATTGGCAGCCTAGAATAGAAGCCGCTACACAATTACCAACCATAGTATCGAAATAGTGGTTGTCTTTATTTGGTATCAAGGCCCACTCTTTTACACGCCTACCAGTCTTATCACTATAAAGCTGGTCATAGGTTTCAGACCGCATGTGAGAGGCAAACATCTCGTGAACTCTCGGGTTGTCATTGAATAAATCTAAACAACCTTTACCACCTTGCCCTACGATAAACCGTTCATGTAAGAAAGTCTTCCAGAAGTTTACATCTGCCAAAACCCAGTTTAGCTTCCCATATCGAGAGCTAGGCTTTACTAACCAATGAAAGCCTTTAATGATTGTGTCTTTAGATGCACTCTCAGTTAGGATCTTCGAGGAGGCCTTTACACCCATACCAGCCATCGACTGGAATACACCTGATTGGTCTCGACAAAACTGCTCTACAGTTTCACCCTTGTAACCTCGGTCGATTAAGACTTTAGATAGTACAAGCTCCGAACCGTCTGGCTTTTGGTAAGTCCTAGAAGTTAGGAATTCACCTAGAGATTCGAGACCGTTGTAAATATGTTCTTCTTCGCTTTCAAACCCGCAAAGATCTGCGAGTGTCTTGTTTAAATCGCGATGGCCGAACAACCGTCTGCCTTGATCAGGCCAAACACCATAATCAATAACAGTGCCGGTAAAGTTCTGCTCCCATGCAACCATCGAGTAGTACAAAATCGATTTGTGAACGTCGATATGACAAGTCAAATAGGCAGCCCTATCAGGCACAACCATTCGTTGGTAGCTTGACTGCTTGGCTTGAATTTCTTCAACAGTCAGCATCGCCAAACTAGCAGAATCGTCGATAGGTTCGTTTTGTAGCTCTGCGTAAAATGTTTCACGGTCTTGGTAAAACAGATTCATAGCCGATTGAATGGCACTAACCTCGTCTTTAGCTTTACGCTCGGGCCACGAGTGGTCTGCACCTTCGTCTAATATCTCTCGATTTTCTACGTAGTAATCGTTTGCAGGCTGCAAACTCAACTCGTCAGCAAGCAAGCATTTCTCGTAAACTGCAAAATACTCATCCCAATCTTCCATGTTGGTTGGCATAGAGGGCATGAGCTTAGTTGTTGTTCCACGCCAAAATGGACTTTCTTTCCGGTCGAGGACTCTGTGTGCTAGATCGTGCTTACGTATAATCGTGCAAGGTATAATGGCTCGCATTTTATCCGCCGGTCCACACATCTTCAGCACAGCTCCGTTAATCAAAGTCAAACGCTGATCAACTTGTGTATCTGACCGAGCAGATACATCTGTTTGCGGATCGTCTAGTACGACGAAATCGGGACGTACAAT